AATAGAAGGACACATGGATTGTGTTATTGACGGAGAAGTAGTAGATGTTAAGACTGCATCAGGCTATGCATTTAAAAAGTTCAAGGATGGAACATTAGCTCAAGATGATACCTTCGGATACCTAGCTCAACTTGCCGGATACGAAGCAGGTCATGGTACTTCCGAGGGTGGATTCTTGGCAATGAATAAAGAAAGTGGAGAACTTGCACTTTATATTCCAGAAGAACTTGACAAACCCAACATAGAGAGTAAAATAAATACAGTCAAGAAATCTTTACGCAAGTCAGCACCACCTGAACTTTGCTATCAACCTATCCCTGACGGACAATCAGGTAACATGAAGCTACCTAGAGGATGTTTTTTCTGTAGGCACAAAGTCGAATGTCATAAAGATTCAAATAATGGTAAAGGTCTTCGAGTATTTAAATATGCGAAGGGTCTTTCTTATTTAACACAAGTAGTTAAAGAACCTAAAGTAGAGGAAATTACACATGAATTCAAAAAAAGAAAAGCTAGTAAGACGACACGCAAAACAGCTAATGCTTGAATGGTTACAGAGTGTAGTACCTGATGAAGAAAAAGATAAAGTTACACTTACAAACTTAGAAAACTATTTACCAGATCAAACTCATATCTATGCTAACAGACATCTTAGAGTCTCTGCATATACGTTACGTTGGTTTATTAAAGGTATTAAAAAAATTATTAAAGCAACTGGCAAAGAGATCACAGAGATTCAAGTTCAGGAGCTCGAAGGTGGCTGAATATAAAACAGCTATCATTGCTTGGGATTTAGAGGACATTGATTTGAATGAACTCATTATGGTTATAGGAAGTTTTATTTTTTCCGGACACAATGTAAACGAAGTAGAAACAGAAGTCATAGATAAAATGAAAGAATTACTTGAACTAGAATCTAAAAGAAGATTGACAGGTATATCAGAAGACGACACAATACATTGAGGAGAACATATGGAATATAAATTTAACGAGAAAAATATAATAGAACAAATACAAAGATACGTAGATGGAACATACGAAAGACATTATGCACAAGGAAAGTATCAAGCAACAGATATGATTATAGATGCAGGACATGGAGAAAGTTTTTGTATGGGTAACATTATGAAGTATGCAATGAGGTGTGGTAAGAAAGAAGGTGGTGATGCTGAATTAGATTTACTTAAAATAATACATTATGCAATTATAGCTATAGCCTTAGAAGATACTAAGTATCATTTAGGAGATACAGATGATTGAAGATAAAATAGGCAAGAAGCCTTACTTAGGAATAGTTATAAACTATGATAAAGAAAAGAAGCTAGATAAGTTTAGTTTAGATACGTTAAAGGATAGATATTTTTGGGAGGAAGAAACTCATGCTCAAGAAGCTTTTGCAAGGGCTAGTGTTTTTGGGGCTACTTATAAAGGCGAAACTGACTTCGCTCTTGCACAGAGACTTTATGAGTACAGTTCCGATTTATGGTTTATGTTTAGTACTCCTATACTTTCTAACGGGGGAACGACTCGTGGCTTACCTATTAGCTGCTTTCTTAATTTTGTTCCTGACAGTAGGAGGGGTTTATCTGATCACTATGATGAAAACATTTGGCTCGCAAGTTCAGGTGGAGGCATTGGTGGATATTGGGGAAGTGTTAGAAGTAATGGTATTGGTACTTCTAACCATTCTCGTTCTACTGGATCAATCCCATTCATGCATGTCGTAGATTCTCAGATGCTTGCCTTTAATCAAGGTGTTACTAGACGAGGTTCGTATGCTGCTTACATGGATATATCACATCCAGAAGTCGAAGAGTTTATAAACATGAGGAAAGAATCTGGTGGTGATATAAATAGGAAGTGTTTAAATATACACAATGCAATTAATATTACTAATGAATATTTAGATGCAGTAAAGAATGATGAAGATTGGAGATTAATTGACCCTAAGAGTGGGGAAGCAGTTAAGATTATTAATGCCAGAGATTTATGGTGGCAGATGTTAAATGCAAGGGCAGAGACAGGTGAACCCTACATGATTAATATTGATACCTGTAATGAACATTTACCAAAAGAACAAAAGGATTTAGGACTTAGAGTAAATCAAAGTAACTTATGTTCAGAAATAGTCTTAGCTACTAATGAAGAACGAACAGCAGTATGTTGCTTATCAAGTGTAAATTTAGAACATTTTAATACATGGAAAAAGAATGATGAATTTATTAGTGATCTAATTACTATGCTAGATAATGTGCTTGAGCATTTTATTGAAGCAATAGTAGACACAAGTAAACTTGGTGGGTACAGTGCAAATTTTGAGAGGTTTAAGAAATATGTTAAAGACGAAAAAGAAGGATTACTTAAAGCTGCTTATTCAGCTTATAGGGAAAGGTCGGTGGGTCTTGGAGCGATGGGCTTTCATGCTTTACTCCAAAGCGAAGGGTTACCTTTCCAAGGGTTACGAGCTACTAGTATCAATAATGTCGCCTTCTCACATATCAAAGAACAGTCTGTTGAAGCGACTAAAAGATTGGCTAATGAACGTGGTGAAGCTCCTGATATACATGGTAGCAATAAGCGTAACGCTCATCTCTTGGCTATTGCTCCTAATGCCAGTAGTTCTATTATATGTGGTGGTACTTCCCCTAGTATTGAACCATATCGTGCTAACGTATATACGCACAAAACTTTATCCGGTTCTTACCAAGTTCGGAATAGATACTTGGAAAGACTTTTAAAGAAGAAAGATTTAAGTAAAAAAGAACTTGAATTAGTATGGAAAGATATTGTAGGACATAATGGATCAATACAACATATGGGTCATATCTTTACAGAAGAAGAAAAAGAAGTATTTAAAACAGCTACTGAGATTAATCAAATCTATTTAGTTGAACATGCACACATGAGACAAGAGTATGTATGTCAAAGTCAAAGTGTTAATTTATTTTTCACTATGCCTAAAGCTACAGAGTCTCAATCAGTTCATGATGAATATTTACAGTACGTCAATGATGTACATTGGTACGCAATGAATAAACTAAAGTCATTATATTATTTTAGATCGGATGCTGCTCGTAGTGCTGAGAATGTAAATGTAAAAGTACAAAGAGTTAAGCTTGAAGATGTAGAATGTTTAAGTTGTGAAGGATAATAATATGGAAGATAAATTTGATAATATGTATGAAGGAAGATTTGATGCACTTCAAAAGAAGTATGAAGCAGAAGTAGCAATAGCTAAATCAGAATTAGACACTTACTTTTCATTAGGTATGGGAGTTGCAGAACATCCCCACATAATAGACTCTATGGATTTACTTATGGAAAAGATGGCTAATGCTCAAGAAAAGTTAGATTTACTTTTAAAGGAATTCTAATATGAATGAAGAAAAATTTAGCCAATTTTGTAGGAGGATGTGGTTAGATCATTGTGATGAAAATAAAACACCATATTCTGTAACTTACACAGAAGAAGAATATAAAAGAAAATTTAACAAGTGGTTACTAGCTCAATATGCTAGTCATAAAAACGGAGAATAATTAATGAGCTTACTAAGCAATAGAGAATATTACAAACCTTTTGATCATCCTTGGATGTTTGATAAATATGTAGAACAAAATCAAATGCATTGGCTACCAGAGTCTGTACCTTTACATACAGATGTGAAGGACTGGCAAGAACTAACTGATGAAGAAAAGAATTTATTAACACAAATATTTAGATTGTTTACGCAATCAGATGTAGATGTTGGTTCAGGATATATCGATAAGTATATGAGAATATTCAAGAAACCAGAAGCTAGGATGATGATGTGTTCTTTTGCAAACATGGAATCAATACATCAACATGCCTACAGCTTACTACTTGATACAGTAGGTATGCCGGATACAGAGTACAAAGCCTTTGCAGAGTATGAAGAAATGGCAGACAAGCATGACTACATAAAAGATTTTAAACCTACTCGTAGAGACAAACAGGCTATTGCCAAAACTTTAGCAGTTTACTCAGCCTTTACAGAAGGACTACAATTATTTAGTAGCTTTGCAATCTTGTTAAACTTCCCAAGATTTGGCAGGATGAAAGGTATGGGGCAGATAGTAACCTACTCTATACGTGACGAGTCATTACATGTAGAAGCTATGACTAAATTATTTAGAGAGTTCATACAAGAGAACATTGATATATGGACTGATGATTTTAAAAAAGAACTTTACAATATTTGTAGAGAGATGGTTGAGTTAGAAGATAAGTTTCTTGATCTGGTATTTGAGATGGGAGATTTACAAGGACTCACAAAGAAAGATATGTATGCATACAATAGATACATAGCTGATAGACGGTTATTACAACTTGGATTAAAAACAAACTTTGATCAGAAAGATAACCCTCTTCCGTGGTTAGATGAAGTACTTGGAGTTGAGCACCAGAACTTCTTTGAGGGGCGAGCAACTGCCTATATGAAAGCAGGACTAAGAGGAAAGCAAGACAAAGTTGCATTTGCGGAGATATAAAATGAAAGCACAGGAAGCGAACATACTATCCTTCCACATACTGTTTGATAGCAAAGGTCGCTTGGTTACGGAAACAAGTGGCTTACCTTTAAAGGATGCTAAGAAAATATTTAAAGGTTATGATTTAAAAATAGTAGAGACAGTAATTAGAGAATCAAGACAGAAGATATTAGATATACATAATCAATTAGAATCTGAACTTGATGCTTTAAATGCTAAAATTAATTAACGGAGAAAAATATGGAATGGTTTGAAAATAAAACTACACAACTTATCGCCTTAGTTAGTATCGTAGCTACCCTAGCAGGGTTTGGTTATACCGGTGCTACTTACGTGAATAGATTAGAGAATCTAGAAGCACAGATAGGTGGGATTGGAGATACTGAATCAGCACAGCAAGCAATTGAAGAAAGATTTGCAGCTATAGAAACATCAGTAGAGTATATAAATAAAAGTATTGATGAAGGTATTAACCCTTCTTTAAAGACTATTGCTTTAACATCTAATGAACTAAGTCAAGACATTGTTGCTATAGACTCTCAAATAAAATTTATACAAGACGAGATTGATAGTATTTTAGATGCTAATAAGAATCCTTTAGCAAACTAATATAAATTTGGTTGCATGTTTTGTAGCTCGGTAAGTTTATTAATACTTACACTAGCAAGACCATAGAAAGCTTGAGTGTTATCATCAATGGTAGCACCTGTATATATAGCTCTAGGTTCGTACCAAGTATCTTGTTGTGGAATAGTCAAATCTCTATACGCATCAAAACCTACAACGTAGCCTAAGTATGCAACTAAGGTAGACTCATCACTATACTGTCCAGTTTCTTGCTGTTCAGTTTCCGCTTGTTCTTGTTGTTGTTCTATATTCTGTGCAACTATTTGATCTGCAATTTGATCAGCCTCACTAACTGTCATAACTCCTGAGACTGCTGTATCTATTTCACCTTGCATATCTTGGACCTGAACATCTGCCATTGCAACTTGTGGAGTACCATCAAGGTCTGGCATGATGTTTATTGTGACTGTAGATGTGCTCGAAGACACCTCCATATCTGAGCTCATTGATAAAACTTGTTGAGTTTGCACAGATGCTGATACAATTTGATCAGACATACTAGGAGAGCTTGTTGTACTGATACCACCAGTAGAAGACATAGAAGCCCCGGAAGAACTACTTACACTGTTTGTAACTGAGGCTACTGATGCAGTTCGATTCGTTGCTCTCGTGCCACCTACGGAGCTAGAAACACTATTCCTTGCGGTCTGCATAGTACTAGCTACAACATCTAATGCAGATACTCTTATTGAGCTCCTTTCTTCGTTAATTTCTTCTTCGTGTTCTGCGATAAGTTCTTCGATTTCTTCTTCGGACTCACCTTCTTCTTCGGCTTCGGCAAGAAGTTCTTCACGACTTTCTGTAATCTCGATGATTTCATCAGCTTCTGCCAATTGTTCCATCTCTTCTTCAAACCATTCTTCAAGTTCTTCCAAGTCTTCAAAAGATTCTCGTTCACGCTCTTCATCATGTCTATGTTCATGTTCTATTTCTTCTCTTATTATTGTTTCAAACTCATACAAAGTTATAAGTTCATCTGTTGGTAGGATATTTAAAAATGGTAAAGGTTCATCAAGTCTTTCAAAGACTAAGTATTCTTCTTCGATTGCAGGAAGTTCTTCGAAGTGTTCTTCCCTAAATAGTTCTTCAAAGATTGGTTCTTCAAAAAATATTATTTCTTCTTCGTAAGGCATATCAAACATAATCGAAAGAGGCTCACCATGATCATGCATTGGTTCAACAAATACATAATCATTTACTGGCTCTTCAAACCATTCATCTTCAAACACGAATTCATCGTGGTGTTGATGATGTTCTTCTTCATAACCATAATCAAACTCTTCCTCCACAAAGTAAGCTACTGATTCTCGTTGCCTATATCCGGCACAGAACGGAGCATACTGTGGGTCTTCATCACATTGTTGATCATCATAAGCTTCCCAATAACTAGGACAAGCAGTATCGTATAAAGGATTAAGACCACATTGCTGATTTAAATAAGCTGCTGCATAGCCAGAACAACTAGCATCATTCAAAGGATTACTACAATCAACAGCATTTCCAGAACCTAAACCATATAAACTACCACCATTCTCTAGCAATGTATTACTTGACGAGTTATTCCAGTCTACACTAACACACGTACCTGCTACGTTTGTTGTACCTGTATTGCATTCATCATGGAAAAGATACTGATAGTATTGTGACGTACTGCCCTGTTCACCTATAAGTACATCATGTTGTATAATATCTAGCTCACCATATCTATACTCAAAGGTATTATTGTTCCATAATACAACTTCAAAACTATTATCTGATCCGCTTCTATTATATTCTCTTAGGTTATACCAACCAAATACAGCTTTGTCATTAAAGTTCTTGGCAAGCATTTGAGAGTTACTATCTCTTATTAAATCTGTCCACAATGGGAACATTGTATTAGTGTACTGAGGCAGAGGGTCAGGGGTATAGTCACCACAATAGTTATTGTAGTTTATATTACCTGTGCCTAAACCAAAATGCAGACAACCATTCGTAGCCATACGTGCTGAGTCATAGCTCGTACCGTAGAATGTAAATGAATTGTCTAGATTAAATGCTGCAGATAACTGGTCGTCACCGGAGTTTAGATTTGTAGTACCGGTTTGGTTTGTTAAGTCAAAAAGGTTTTGATTGTTCTCGTATATGTAAGTAGCTGATAAGTTTAACGAGATAAATAGAAGACTAATACCAACTGTGAGGGCAGCAGCGAGTTCAAGTAATTGCTGTGCAACACTTTTAGTTTGAGGCATAGAACTCGTTTCTACAGGTTCTTCCTGATTTCTTTTTACCCTTTTCATTTCTTGTAGTCTTACAATGTGCTATGTATTTTTCTTTTAGTTCTAGATAGTCTGGTCTATCTTTTTTATTCTCTTCCCAATACTGAGCAGCTTCTTTACCTATCTTACCTTGATACGGACATGGAGTTCCTGCCATTTCCATTGCTTTAAAAACTCTTGAGTCTTGACAAAGTATGGATACAGAAGCAACTTTCATACCTGTATCATATAAATATTTAGAAAGCTTTAACCTTTCACAGTTCTCATCACGTACTGCTTTACCACCTGAGATACCAAATATCTGCCCTTGAAAAGCTCCAGAAACTCCTGTTGTACACAGGTCCTGAGAGTAACTCATAATGCTTGGGGCGATAGCAGAGGCAGGAGGAGCTTTAGTTTTTACATTCTGATTTATAGTCTGGGTAGAATTTGATTGGTTAATATTTCTATTAGTATTATCAGATACGGTATTGTTATTATTGGTATTATTATTCGTGTTATCAGTCGTGACATTGGACTCGGAATTCGATTGGTTTACATTTGTATTTGTATTGTTTGATGTACTTGTCGAGTTTGACGTGTTTACATTTGTATTTGTGTTGTTTGTCGTACTGTTACTAGTGTTTGTAACATTCTGATCTACGCTTGAGTTTACTGTACTTGTCGAAGTATTTGTATTTACATTAGTGTTTTCGTTAGTAGCATTCGATGTATTTGTATTTACATTATTACTAGTATTTGTATTTACACTTGTGTTATTGTTTGTATTGGTATTGGTATTTGTATTAGTATTCGTATTGTTATTTGTATTGGTAGCAGTTGATGTACTCGTACTAGTGTTTGTGTTTGTATTAGCGTTTGTATTTGTATTTGTGTTAGTGTTTGTATTTGTATTAGTCGTAGTAGTATTGTTAGTTGTGGTTAAACTATTCTGTTCGCAGTATTGATCACCTGCTGTACAATCACCAGTTTGATCTGCATAAGATACAGCAGCAAACAATGATAAAATTAATGTGCCTAATAATTTTTTCATACCTCTCCAATTTTAAAGTACAAGTTCCCTGTGAAGCTAACAATAGCATTCTTTAAATTTACTCTTTAGTTCTAGTAGTTGTTAGAAAAAGTAATAGTATCCCGAAACTATTACATAAAACCAAGCAACAATACATATAACGCAGACACTACTGGTCACTGCTTTCAGTTTATTTACACTCCTTTTTATTAAGTTCATTCCATCTTAGGAATTTTCTGGTTTCTAAATCCCAAAACAATCCTTTATAACAATTATCTTGAGAACCCTGTTGTCCTTCTTCTATAATATCTTTTAATGTTTGTTTCATTAATCCGATTTGTGTGATGCTCCAAAGTAAAAGCTAATGACTGCACTAGCTAAACCACCTAAGTAACCTAGTACTAAGTTTATTAGAGCTTCTGAATTTTGTTCTGGTGGCTGTAAAGTTACTAAGAATATGTAACCCATAAATCCACCTACCACTGATACACCCATAATACGAGCAGTCCAGTCTTTACTAAACTTACCTCTTGCATCTTGTGTATCTGCTACTTCTAATTTAAATACATCAACTTCAAGTTCTTTCATCTTAACTTTAAAGTCTTGTTCAGCTTTCTTTATTTCCATCATTTGTTCTGGAGTAGCGTTTTGGATTGCTGTTTGAATATCTTTTGGATTGTTTGCACAACCAAGCACATCTGCAATCATGTTACCTGCCATACCTCCCATTGGGCCGCCTAAAGCTGTACCTATAGTTGGAGCTACAGCACCTACTAGATTCTTTAGCATATCTTTCATTCTTCTTCCTTGTATATAACTTCCATTAAGTCTTCAAACATATTTCTAAAATCGTCTAGACTCATGAATGGCATGTCTTGCTTGATTTGATGTAGGCAGTATTGCCTGTAGCATCCTTCGAGTTGATCCTCTAAGTACAGTATCATTATAGCATCCTTATTTCAATTTGTCAATAGCTATTACAAAATCTTCAACTCTTACTGGTGTTTGTTCTTTCCATTTGGATTGACCATCCTTACCAGACCCTGTTGAGACTTGATAAATAGCTTCATCATAGTCTTTATCCTTCAAAGCTTTATAAGCAGAAGGAAACTTATTCATCCATTTTGTGCCTAATTGAAAGTTTACTGAACCTAAAGCTATAATAAACTCCACGTCTTCAATATTTAAATCTTCCATTTGCTGTGCTGCAGCTTCCCATGCTTTGGTAGCATCGTGTTCTAACCATACAGTTCTTTGTTCTTCTGAAACTTCGTCACCTACTTGGTAGACTTGACGTTCTCTTTCAGTCAACAAGTGCCCTACACCACATGTAGGCTTGCCAAGACTGTCAAGATATACACACTCCTCGTTACCTTCTCTAAGTTCAAGGTGTTCTAAGTAGTCGTTGTATTTCATAGATTTAAATCCATTG